CCGAGGCGCTGGTGATTGTGGGTGAGGAACCATGACGGCCAACGGCTGAAATAACCGGCGTGGAGCGAAGCGGAACGTCCGGGTTGATTGATTAAGTTCGGCGGCGTGTCACCAGCGCCGACTTTTGAGAAAGGAAAGACGATGATTGGAAAACCGATAACAGGGCCGGGGCAACTTGGACCGTGCCACTGCCCGCCAGACAAGTGCATGGCTCCAGTGATTATGGGCCGGCAAGTTCCGTGCTGGCGGGCCGGCGCGCTGCGCGACGTGGCGGACGCGGTTTGCAAACAGTTCGCGGCGGCAGGGATTGCGCCGGTAATCGGCAGCCCAAACCCCGCCGAAGACCTGCACGCCCGCGCTGTGATTGCACTTGGTGGAAAGGTTGAGCGTGAGCACATCGCAAGCTCTGCGTGCTGGTGCCAGCCAGAAACCGACTACGTTGATCCGGTCACTGGAGCCGGTGTCTATGTGCATCGGCAAGTTCAATGACGCCGAACTTAAAGTAGACGACATTTGTCGCTATAAAAAGCAACTACGACAAAGCAACTAATTTACTCGGATATTCAGGAGCACGAAGATGAGTGACCCACTGATCGAATCGGCAAAAGAAATCGAAGCCCTGCGCTCCAGAGCAGCGGGAGACGCCTCTGAATTGGAACACCTTCGGGGGAGCATCGAAGCCCTGCGCGAACAGGTTGCTGCACTAACTGAAGATCGAAAAGAAGGATTAGCTGCAATGAACTCTTGGGTGCAAAGAGCAGGAGAATTAGAACAGCAACTCGCCGCCCCCCCCCCGGAGCGGAATGCTTACCGTAGCGTGGCTGAAGGTGAGCCACTTGATGCGTATCAGGCTGTGTGTGATCAACTCGCCATCGCACAAGCTCGGATAAAGGAACTGCGGGAGGCGTTGGAGAAACGAATGGCGTCAGAAAACAGATGGTCGGATTATATCATTGAAGCCCTCGCCACTCCCGACGACTCATCGGCCCTTGATGCTGCGTTGAAGGCTGACGCAAACAAATGGGCTGACATGGCTATGGCGCATGGTTGCACTTACATGGTGACGCAGATTAGGAGCATGAAATGAACAAGCCCTGCAAGAAATGCGGCAAAGGTTATGGCAGCGACTACGATGGACTCTGCACTACCTGTCGTGGTTGCACAGCTTGGGAGCAGCGCGTAAAGAACGGAGAACTTGTGAAAGTTCCCGACGATCACGCTGTTACTAAAGTCTGGAAAGGGAGCATGAAATGAACAAACTAACCGCACTGATCGAAGCAGCGAAGGCGGCAAATGCGTTCTGCAACAAGTGTGGCTACATGGGGCCAGATGAACCTACTCATCAAGGCTGTGATTACATGGCAAAGCGTACTGCGGTAGTTCCTGCTGACACCATCCTCGAACTCTGCGCCCTGTTGGAGAAGGCGGAAGCTGCATTGGAAACACTGACAAAGGAAGTTCTAATCCGCAACGATTGCAGGCCGTTCCCAAAGCACGTTCTTCCCGCACAAGAATCCCTCGCCGCAATCAAACAGTGGAAGGAGCAGTCATGAGCACTTATCCAAACGGCTGTAGATCAGGTTCGTGTGAAGTCCATTGCGGTGATCGAGCATGTAGATCACGCAGGTGTGAAGAACCCGAAGTGCCGCAAGTAGCAGACATGAAGCCGGCATGTAGGCACTGCGGAGAGATTGAAGGCGCGGGCAAAGGAATGATGGCCTACGCCAAGAAACTTGAAGCTATGACCAACGATCGTAACGAGTGGCGACAGCAACACGAGAATCTTCTGTCGGTGCGTCAATCGGATTTAGCTGCAATCGCTGACCAACTCCGCAAGGCACAGGTGGAGGTGCTGCGTGAGCTAGGAAATAAGCTCGGCCAGAAGGGTTCATTCAATGAAGCTCATGTAGCAATGGAAATGGCCGACGAATTGGAGAAGCAGACATGAAGGAGTTAGGATTATGAGAAACGACGACCCGATGTACGTTAAGCACTTGGAATACGCGCTTGAAGCTGCCGAACTTGAGATTAAAGGACTTGAAGGCGAACTGCGTGAACAGGACAAGATACTCTCGCAGATGCAGGAGCAATTGGCACCAACGAAAATGGGGGAGCCTTACATAACCTACGCCGCCGCTCAACTCCGCGAGGCACAGGTGGAGGTGCTGCGTGAGGCTGCTGATGAACTTGTGGCCCGTGGATATTATATGTCAAAAAGATACCAAGCTGAACTTTACCGCATGGCCGACGAAATCGAAAGGAGCAAGACATGAAGCCGTTTGTATTTCCAGTAGCAATGGGAATCGCATTGGCTGCCTGTGGGGTCAGTGTTATGACTCAGCCCATTCAGTTTTTCGTGCTGATGGCTCTTGCTGCTGCATGGGGGAATTGGAAATGACCGACATCAAGGAACTCGCGTGGAAGGTAATGAAAGAAATGGAGGAAGAAGGGTTTGTGGTCGAGTACCACTACACCTTCGCCACCCGCCTGATCGCCGCCTACCTCGCGGAGCAGGAGCCACGTGGCTGGTGGAATCCAAAATACCCCACACTACCAATTCAGCTTACAAAGCCCCATGCCGGTGGCGGATGGGAACCGTTCTTCACCGCACCACCACTCCCAGAACCCGCGCCACGATACCCTTACCGCCCTGCTGTCAGTGCGGCCTCATCGTCCGAGGAAGTGCGGGAGATCGTCAGTGGTCTATGGGCAATGATTGAAACAATCAACCAAGGTCATCACGCCGCAGATCATCACGACGCTATCACGGCAACACAAGCCGCCGACCTGATCGAGCACCTAGCCGCTCGGGTGCCTGACGGGTGCGTGGTTGTGCCGAGGCGAGCAACCGAACGAATGCGACAAGCTGCGATCTGTTACTTAGATGACGAGATGTATCTCGTAGACGGTCTATGGCGCGAGCTAGTCGCAGCAGGAGAGGTGGATATCAGTTTGTCATCCAGCATACGGCCAGAGATTGATGTTAGATGTCTGAGAATTACGGAGGATTGAAATGACCAACGAAGAACTCAAAACAGACTGCGGCAAGTTCATCGACTACCTGTATGCCAATGGCGAAAGGACACTTGCCTTCGCCATACACACCGAGCATGGAAAAATTCTGTTCGGCAACCAAGAGATGCTGAACGAGATGGCTGTCAGCCTGCTGGCACATGGTCTTGGACTAAAGGTGATCACCTCGCCTTAAACATCTCGTTGTAACGTCGAGTCGTAGCGGTGATCCGTTCCTCAAGCATCTTGACTCGCTCGGGATTGCCACCCTTCGCAATGACCTCGCGCTTCTGCCGGCGCAGATAGCCTATCTCGCGTTGCGCCCGGTCGGCAACCTGCACCAGTCTTGCATCAGGATGTTCCGCGACATACGCACGCATCGCCTCGCCGTTGCCGTCATCCTTCATTGCTTCCAGCGCCGACTTGTGCTCGCCGATCCGTTCAAGGTTGCGATAGAACCTGCTTGTCTCCGACGACTGCCCCTTCGTCTCGCCGACGAAGCGACCCACACCGAGCGGTGTCTTGTAGAGCGGCAGTTCCTCACCGGTCACCTTGCTGCCGACGTACTGCGCGGTCTTCAGTAGCTCGCGGCCAACACCACCGGTTGCCTGACCGACAAGATAATCGATATGGTCAGGGGTTGGCGACGCCATGCCGATCTCATACTTGCCGCCGCCAGTGATGTAGTTGATTCCATAGGACAGCCAACGGCTCGGTGGCGACGCGCTGTCTTTCGTGCGCGTCCATCCGGCAGTCGGATGCATCTTGTTGAAATCTTCCTTGAAGATCGATTTGCCGGTCCAGTCTTTATTCTCACCGAGCGCAATGATAGGATCGCCAATCGTCGGCGATAGCGTCTGCGCGAGCGTACCGCTGCCGATCGGATTGAATGCATCGAGCATCAAGCCGGCCAGACGGACAAGCCGTTTGCCGGGGTCTTTGAATCCACCCATCATCCACTCGGCGGTGATGCGGCCGATGTTAGGAATGACGTGGAACCCGAGCGGCATCGGCACGTTTATTACCTTGTCGGTGCCGAGGATCGGAATGATGAAATTCTTCTCGCGCTGGAACTGCGGGGGCTCATCGTCATCCCATCCGGCTGCCGCGCCGAGCATTGCCTGCAGCACACCGAGCATCATGCCGCCGTACAGAATCTTCTTGCCAGCGTCTGTCAGCTTGCCGTCCTTGTAGGTCGTCTCGCCGATTCGTGCAGTACCTTGCACGGCCGCATTGAAGAATGCGTACAGCGCGCTGGTCTGCGTGGCGGCCAGTCCTTTCTTGTTGAAGTTCACCGTCAGGTTCTTTGCGAGCGATGCAGCGGCATCACGGCTCATGCCTTTGTCCAGAGCCACCTTGTACGCAGACAGCCGCATCGCATTCTCGACTGCGGTGTTGTAGTCAGACAACCAGCCAAACACTGCGCTATGCCGCTCGCCGCCAGTGACCCACTGCTTACCCTTACCTGCTGCGTTTAACTCGTCAGCGATAGCGTCCGCACGCTCGGTACTGGTGGCAAACGCATCGCGATAACCAGTCTTGCCGCCGTCCATTGCGAACTGTTCAAAGAGTTGCGCCCATTGCGAGGTGGGTTGCTTGCCCGCACGATGATCGCGCAAGTCAGCATAGACACCACGTAGCGCCTCGAAGGCATGCTTGGCTACGGCCGCTCTGTCAGATGACAGCGGTGTGCTCGACAGATTGAGCATGCCGGTGCTGAAGTCGCGGATACCGTTGGTCATGCCGAAGATCGGGTTGTACTGTGTGTTGATCGAAGCAAACCAGCGCGTGACCGGCGCGATAAATTGCAGCACACCACTGACCGACGCTGCGTCCAGATTCTTCAGACCGCGAACCATCTCCTGTGCGCGCTTTTTGTTGGAGAAAAACACGTACCGTTCCTCGCCATTGATGCGCGTGCTCAGTACGTCGTCACGGCCGCGCAGTTGCGGATTGATCCGTGTGGTTTCCAGACCGGTCTTCGGATCGGTGTATCGCTGCACCGGTTCATACGCCAGATTCTTCGCATCCAGCGGATTGACACCGATCGCCACCAGTTCGGCAATAGCCGCTTGTAGCGCGGCCGGCGACAGCTTCTTATTCAGTTCAGGATTGACCGGTATCCAGAACTCAGGATTCGGTGCCGACAGCGCCAGCCCGTAGACCGCCTGCGCCACACGATTCTTCTCGCTGCGTGTGATGGCCCGCTCGCGCTGCATGGCAATGTTTGCCAGTACGTCGGTGACAGCACGCTTGCTGCCGAGGGCGCGCTTGCTGGCCGCACCACGGACCGAGAAGCCGGTGCCTGTACCGTTGCCAAGGCCGAACGCTCCCAAGTAGTTCGCATCAGACTCCATGTCCCGCTTGAGCGGTGCGTAGTGTGCGTAGGTACGCTTCCACGTATCGACCGTCTGCTGCGTTTCCAGACCGCTCGATACGAGAAGATCGAGCGTCCCGCTGGTAATCGCATCAACCCTGCTAGCGACCGCCTGAGCGGCTCGCAGTGCGGCGGGGGTAAGTTGTATCGTCCGAGCACCTACGGTGACCGCCTGCCCGGCAAGGATGGCGGCTGACTGCGCATCCGACATGCCTGATCCATCCGTTATGGCAGGGTTAGACCTGTTATTAGCTGCGTTGCGCTCCGGTGCGTGCCGCGCCCACAGATAATCGTCCAGATCGGCCATGGTCAGCTTGCGCATCGCCATGTCTTCCATCAGCTTGCGCAGTTCCCCATCGGCGAACGCATCGACCCGAGCAGCCGCCCGTCCGTGATAGTTCGTTTCCAGCAGGTAGGCGTCGAATTTTTCCTTGACGGCCACACCCGCATCACGGATCGCACGGAGCACGCGTTTCGTATCAATCTTGTCGTCCTGCATCTTGCGAACGAAGTCGTCCCAATCCGTAACGTCAGGATCAGTCCATGACTGGTTGATTGGTTGGCCGGACATGCGGGAGCGGGGGGTGGACAGTCGAGATGCGTCAGTTGCCTCGACCTGTTCTTTGGTTACGACTGTGATTCCCTTGACTTCGGCATTTTCTTTCGATAAACTCCAATCCACGTTCGGACTTCGCGTTTTCAATGCGCCTACACTTCCGTTCGCAGCCGCAGGCAACAAACCTGCGGCTTTTTCGTCGACGTAATGCAGCAGCCCGTTGTCGATCCATCGCTGCAGTTGTGAATTGTCGCCGGGGAATATCGTCATCACGAAGCCGTGCGCGGGTTGCGGCTCCAACGCAATAACAGGATTGCGCCCATTGAAACTGTCACGTATGACGACGCGGAATCCCTCTGGATTGGTACCACCCTTGCTGTTAAACACAGCTAGCGGATCAGCCAGATATTTTGGCAAGTCGAATATGACCTTCGGATCGACGGCACTTCCATGCTCTGACCTGCCGTGCATGTTCATCGGTTTTTCAAGCAATGTAGTACCTGATCCGACGATACGTTGCGGAATGTCGCGGAACACTTTACCGCGAATCTCATCGACAATCTGTCGCAGCACAACGGGCATGTCCATGACTTTGACGGTTCGCGATTGCGCAAACTGCTTGGTGCGATGGTCGTCGGAATCCAGATCGCGCGCCACGTTCTTCAGTTCGGTCAGATACTGTCCGTGTCCTGTCGGCTTAAACCGCTGTTCACTCCGACGTATGTCATTGTCCTCACGACTATAGGCACCAGAGTTACCGCTCGCGCTCTTAACCTGATTGGGCGAGAACACCGCAAGGTTTGTCACGCCGCGCTCACGCACGTAAAAACTGTCGTGCATCGCACGGATGTATTCCTGCACCTGCGGACTCTCGATTGCGTTCCAGTCGCCACGTTCCAGATCGCCGATATGCTGTGCAACTTCGACCATCTCGCCGTTGATGAATTCATGTCCCATCCACGATCCGCCGAGCAGTTGCTCGATCTGCTGTACGTGCTGCGGGTTGCGGTAGTCGAACGGATTCTCAGCACGCACGTACAGCGGCATGATGTTCGACTCGCTCGGCATGAACTTCTCGACGGCACGGCGCATGTACTGGCTCGGCTGCTGGCTCTGCTCAAGCATGCGTATCTCGCGCATGTAAAGCGGGCTGCCGGGAAGCGAGTCAGCCAACAGCATGCGGCGTGCGTCAGCCTTAGCTTCCTGTATCTGCTCGGGCGACATCCACGTCCAGAAGTTGTTCAGCATCCAACTGTGCGACAGGTCAGAAAACTCGGCAGCAAACTCAGGATCATCGGTCAGGAAAATAGCATCAGCCTGCTGTGGACGGAACGTCGATATGTCACGGGCGGTGCCGTGGTACATGACGGTACGGACTTTGGAGTTACCGAGCCAGCGGTCGAGCGGCTTGCGTGGCTCGGAGAATAGAGGCATGCCGACAGCCGCTTGCTCGCGCATCTTGTCAGTAATGTCGAAGCCGGGTTGCGGCTGTGTCGGTTTCCATTCAGCCAGAGCTTTCTTCAGGTTAGCGTCGGCTTCTGCCATTGTCATACCGCTGGCTGACGGACGGTACGGATTCGGCAGATTTACCTCGCCCACCGTCGCACCGAGACTGCGCGCAACCTGCTTAACGATACCGTCATAAAACGCGACCATCCCTTCGCCGCCGACTTTGAGGTCGAGTCCGGAGATGGTTACACCAGTCTGACCGTCGTTGTAGTTCGTATCGATCCATTCTTCCGCATCGGCGTATGTATCAAAGGTTTCAAGATCGCCACCGAAAGCGTAACGAGGCTCGCCGTTAGGATCGATAACAACAAACCTGTCGTCATCTTCCTCGACCGACCATTGCCGACGTTCATATTCGGCAGACTCGATCGCCTGTTCGATTTTCTTGGCAGCCTCTTTGCCAATAATGTCAGGTAGCTCGGACAACTTTGCAGACTGCGAGATGTTGTCGCGACCGGAGTCCTTCGGGTAGGCTGTCAACCACTCATCAACCGGATCGTAGTTAATGCTCTCAACCTGCTTACTCAAGTCGTACCGCTCGGCCTGTTGCTCGCCCGTCGTCCATGCCACCCGGTCGAATCCGTTATCGACGGCATGACTGATAGCCCGCTTGAGGGCCAGTGCGGTCCATGACTTCGTGTCGGCGACGAAGGGTGCTGCGGGTACGTGCTTAATGTTGATAGCATTTGGTGTTTCCGCTATCCGTGCAGTCAACGCCTCGACTTGCGCTTGCTCGTCCGAGGTCCATACTTTGCGTAGCGCAACGGCGTTTTGATCTATGTTGTATTTTGCATAGAGTCTATCCATCAGCGCGATGCGTTCTTCATATGGATTCGTCGGGCCAGCAAACCCTTCCTTTCGCCCCTTCTGGCCCCAATCACTTTGGATTTCTTGGATAAACAGCACCTTCTTGCCGTCAGCGTCGGTGCGGCTGTCGAACCGGATGTGCGCAAGGATGTTCGGTTGCGGGTAGTGGCTGCTGCGGAACGATGCGGCAGGTTTTGTTTCTATATCGCGAATGGCAGCGTCTACTGTCGGATACCGTGTACGCTCAAACCTCGTGACAATATCAGCAAGTGCCGTCACGCCCCATGTACCGTCTGCGTTTTGCGCTATTGATCCGACATTTCCATGCGTGCCGACTATAAGACGAATATCACCTGCTCCTTTTACAGTCAAACCGCTCGCTTCCTGCGACTCAGGCAACGTCAGCAACAACTCCCGGTACGTACCGGGCTTGCCGCCCGGTATGCGCAGACTGCTGCTGTCGTGCTTCGGCGTCTCGCCACGTGCAGCCTTGCGCTGCTCGAACAGTTCGTTCTTGCGGTTGAGTGCCTTGCCGTAGGTTATGACAGCGGCAAGTTGGTCACGGGAGAAACCCATCTGTAGCAACTTACCTTCTGCGTATTTGTCACCTTTGGCAAGCTGCTGCGCTTCCTTCGGTACGTCACCACGATTCTGCGGCAGCACACCATCACTTAACGCAGCCTTGCGTAACGCAGCGATCTTCTCTTCCATGCCGTTCAACTCAGCATCCAACCGCTTGTACTCCGGGCTTTCCTCACCGAGCATAACCGTCCTGACGCGCACGCCGTTACTGGCGAGCCAGTCCTGTATCTGCGCGCCTGTCACGCTGCGTTGCGTCGCCAGCCAGTCCAGCACGCCGGACCACGTAAGTTCGTCTTTCTTGACTTGCAGCTTGCCGGCATTGCTGGTCAGCCACAGTGCCGCTTCTTTGCCGGTCTTAATCTTTGCCGGTAGGCCACCGACCGCTTCGGACAGTTGCGAGCGATACCATTCCTTGCGGGCCTCACTCTTGCGGTTCTCGGCGCTGGCACGGCGCTGCGAGAATAGCGGCATACCGGCAGCGGCCGACTCACGGAGTTTGTCGGTAATCTCGAAGCCTTGTTGAGTGGTGATGGCGGTGACATCAACCCTAAGATCAGCAGCCGCATCTTCAGCAGCATCAAATGTGCTATAGGTCTTTCCGGTAACAAGGCGACCCTTTACATCTGTGACAGCAAAGCCGGAACCACCGGACTTACTCAAGTCACTAACCTCAAACAGCAGTGCCGGATGCACCTCAATCTCTTTTACCCGCACGTCCTTGTCGAACTTTTTAAGTATGTCGTTTGCAATGTTCGGCAGCATCCGATCGTAGAAGCCGGCCATGCCGGTATCGCTGATCGTTATGTCATCGCCGGTAATCTCGCCAGATTGGTTCGGGTCGGCGATGATCTGTTTCGCCATCTGCTTGCCGATCGCATCAGACAGTGCCGTCTCGCTGACCCGTGTATCGGTACGTTGCCTGCCGTTCTGGCTGGCGACGATATGAATACCCTCGGGTGTTTTCTCCCATGCGATCGTATCGACCTGTTTGCGCAGGCTGTGACGCCACCGCTCAACCTGTTGGGCACCGCTCGTCCAGACCACTTTGTCGAAGCCGTACTCGACGGCATGAGCGATCATGCGCTTGAGCACCAGTCCGGCCCACTGCGCGGTCTTCTCGATGAACGGTGCGGCGTCTGGTAGGTCGCGTGACAGCCCGTCGTACTCGCGCTGCAGGTCGCTATTCTGTCCGTAGACTTTCATCAGCTTGTCAGCAGCCGCCGCTACATCGGACGACACTTCAGCAAGTGCTTGCGAACCTAGTTTTTCCACCTGCAGCCAGTCAGCACGGTTCCATCCGTTTACATCGGGTAACAAGTTAGCCAGCACAGTACGTGCGTCAGCTACCTCCTGCCGCTTCGCATCAATCTGCTTGATCAGTACCTCGGCACGCTCTTGCGCTTCCACACCCTCACGCCGCTGCTGACCCCAATCACCCTGCACCTCCTGTAGCACCATGACGCGCTTGCCGTCACCGTCGAGGTGCTCGTCCCATCGGGCATGGCCGACGACGTTCGCTTCCTGCCAGTGCGTCGTGTAGTAAAAGTCTTTGACGGACATGCGGTCAGTCTGCGTGCGGTTATCCACACGCTCATACCTGCCACCCATGTTGTCTGAATATTCCTTTGCGCGCTCTTCTATCTGCGTCGAGCCGACAAGCATGCCTTTGGCATCGTAGTAGTTGTACGCCTCACCCTCGACGGTACGTGTCTTAGGCAAACCAAACGCACCGACCGGCAGCGTCAGTTGTACCTCGCGATACGACCCCGGCACAGCACGGTTCTTGTCGGTCGCGTAGTTGTCCCACTTGGTCGAACGGAACTCACCGTTATTGCTGCCCGCAACCAGACCTTCCTCCATGACGTACAGACGGATCGCGCCTTCAACGTCAGCGTCATCAGGACGGCGCGGCAACGTGATCTCCGATCCGTTGTAATACACCTGACGCTCGCCATACGACATGCTGTCATAAAACGTACCGTCCACACCATCGACAGTAATACTGCGCGTCTGCGGCGAATCGTAATCGTCGTAATACCACGTGCGTTCCTGCTCGATCATTTCTTCAAGCAGTTTGTCTTCGTCAATCTCGGCACGTGCGCGACGTTCAGCCTCTGTCCGCGTAGCTTCAAGATCACCCATCGCTACATCGAACGCGCGGTTCATGGCCGTCTCGATAGCATCTTCGTCGTCTTCAAGCGTGATGTCTGTGTCATCGGCAAAGCCTTGCCACATGTCATTTACCCACGCAATGACAGCACGACGCTTCGCTTCAGCACGGACCTCTTCATCGGACGGATCGAACAGCGAACCCATGTCGCGCAGCACTTCCTCGCGATACTCGGACGGATCGATCTCATCAGCAACGGCAGCACGTAAGTCGCTTTCTATGTCGTCAGCCTCGCTCTCGACACGCTCGTCCATCGCTTCCTGCAACCGTTCGCTCGCACGATCTGCCAGATAACTATCGTCAGGATCGTCGGTCTGCCAGTCGCCGACATTCAGTTCGATATCGACATCCTCGTCATCAACCTCCTGCTCCGTGTCTGTGACAGGCCGTATCGGGTTACTCTCACCGCGCAGGATCGTTTCTATCCGCACACCAAACTCGGACAGGTAACTCTGCACCTGCTCGCGTGTGACCTGCGCCTCGCCCTGCGCGTCGAGCCATTCTTCAATACCTGACCACTTGATTTCATCCGGCTTGACACCCTTGGCCGCCAGCGACTTGAGCCACGACTTCCAGCCACTAGCCGGCGCTTTCTTCATCTGTGCAGCGTCAGCCTGACGGGCGAGCGGGGAGTACCACCATGTGGCGGGACGGGCTTCGCTGCGACGGATGTCGGGATTGGTGCTGGAGAACTCGCCGGTGTTGGAGATTGCGCTCTTTACTTGCGTTCCATCCGTGACCACATACACATCGGCTAACTTAGGTGCTACACCCCGCACGTACTCGGGCCTTGGTGAGTCTGCCACGTTTCGCAGGATAAGTCCGTCACCGCCGTATTTGCGCATTAACGCTAGTCCAACGCGGTTAGCACTGTTCCAACGGGCGTATTCGACGTGCTTATCGGTGTGCTTGCTGCCATCAGGAAGTGTTATCTCAACAGTATAGTCAGCTACATGAAAATCAAGTATTACCGGATTTTCCATGCGCAGATAGACAGGCATCACCCGACCTACGCCATTTGTTTTGACACCGCCTGTACCTATCTGTGTGGCGACTTCGGCGTACTCACTGGCAAGACCTCGATGGCTTGTGAAAAACAACAGGTCATGATCTAGGGTATCTAGCGGAGGTAATTGGCCGTCATATAGTTTTTCGACAAGGGCTGATTCAGAGAACGACGGTCCGAATAATTGATATCCAAACCCCTGTTTTTTCGCACGTCCTCGTGCCGCAACCAGTCCTTTACGAGAAAGCGCATCGTGAGCTTTAGCAAGCAGGCTGCGACGATCAGGTCTGTATGCAGGATCAAACGCTTCGATATCCGCACCCGTACCGTGATATACCCGCAACGGGATACCGGCAGATGTCCGCACCTTGCTGTCGCCGAACCACCGCTTGAATGCGGCCGATTCGATATCGACCGGCTTACGTGCCTCGCTCATACGCGGTACGTCTGGTCGTGCGCCGAGCCCGTCGTACTGCACTGGCACGGTGTGCGTGCCGAGCAGGACGGCCGCACCGTTCTTGCCGAAGTTACGGGTGTAGTACCCGTCGTATCCGGCGTCGATGACGTTACTCTCGAATTTGTTGGCGGCAGCCGCTTGGCTGATGTTCGACTCCCACAGGTTTAGCGGGTCGGAGTCACCGTCATACATGTTGTTCAGATCGACGCTATGCGCGTGATAACCAACACCCGTCTCAGGGTTTATGCCGCTGCCATTGTTGGTATAGAAATAGACGCGCCGCTTGATGCGTGGGTCTGTTGCACCAGCCAGCCGTGCGCGTTCAGCGCCACGGTAGCCAGTGCCGTAGAACTCGGAGCTTAACTCGGTTCGTTTTGCCCCCGAGTAGTGGACTCCGGTGACGGTGCCCGCGTGCTGGTCGATTGCTTCTCCGTAGCTTGGGCGTGCTTCGCTGCGAGAAACTGTTCGATCTGATCCACTGCCGGCTGCATTGGATCGCCCCCGGAGCTTGCGGGCTTCATCACGCCACTGATTAACGTTCCGCGCTTGAGCGCGCAGTCTGGCGGAAGACCCCTGATCACTTTGCATACCATAATCGTTCTCTCCTATCATTGCGCCGAAGCCTTCGTCGAAATAGACGGTAGCGACGCCTGCCTTGTCCAGAATGGACACGACTTGTTGCTCCAACTGATTCATGCGTTCGACAGGCAGACCGATATACATCTCGTTGTCCAGTGTCGAATGCCCTGATATTGCCTCGCTGTCAAGCGCCCTGATCTGTGTATAAATCTTATGGACCAGCGCACGGTCGGACGAGGCAATATTGAAATGGATTATGCCGGTCTTTTCACCACCTGTAAAGGGCTTTAATCCGAGCGCATATACCGCTTCCTGATCAAGCACATAGCCGACAGCGCGGGCAGCAACAGCAGGATCGCCGCGAGTCACGACAAGCGCGAACGACGGATTCGTATCTTCCATCCAGCCACCAAGCTGCGGTCGGATAGTTCCGGTAACGCCGATATCTTTCAGCAGACCCGGTATCACGCGAGACTTTATGTCCTCGCTGACAGCACGTTGCTCGGCATCGCTCATGGTGTTCCATGCAGCAGCCTCCGATGGTTTCGGTGCAACCTCGAAGAACAACCGCTGGTCACGTTTTGCTCGTGCTGGTGACAGTGACGCAAGCTCACGTGCCCGTGCGTCCGACAGTTCGTCATCTGTCTCTGTCTCTAGTACAGCGGGCTCACCCTCACCGGCCTGCGACCGGCTGTGCGTCCGCGACGTATTGATCCGATGCTCAGTCTCATGCTCACCCTGATCCGGCTCGACAGTACGCTCGCCACGAATGAAAGCAGCATACGCGCTGCTGATTGCGTCACGTGTCGCTTCGATCTGCTCTGGAGAGATGGTTGCGTAGTCACCTTGCTTCTGCGCACGGACGACAGCAAGAAATTTACCGAGTGTCTCGCGTATCGCCAGAACCATCCGTTCGATAATACCGCGAGCCTTGTCACCTTCTTGCTTCTCGATCTTTGCGAACACATCAAGCCAGAACTTCTCGTCCGACCAGTGCTGACCGCCAAGGTCGGACACCATCTCGTCCAACAGGAACGCTTCGACGGTGTTCTCGCTGGTGTGGAACAACTCTTTCTGCTCGGGTGTGAGCGCGGCCGACCAGTCCGACATGGCCCGTGCGGCTTCTAGCTTTGCGGCATTCTCCGGTGTGCCCCAATAGTCGGCTGCAAACATGTCCAGTGCCTTGCGCTTGTCTGGCATCGTGGCAACCAGCGCATCACGCACCGCAGCCCATGCCTTTGCGTGCCGATCGCGCAGGACGTGCGTGACCTCATGGCCCATGACTTGCATCGGATTGATCTGTGCGGCCGTATTGATATGTACCGTGTTCTCCGACCGATTTGGTACGGCACCATCGCTACTGCCCGGTGCGAACTCGAAGACAACCTTCGTCCCGGTGATCCGACCCATCAGCACAAGCACCTTGCGCATGTTGCGCGTGACCTTCTCACCCTTGATGTCGGGTCCGGTTTCGCTCCGTAGCTGGCTCTGCGGTCCGAAGATCGGTCGCGGCTGGCTAGAACGCTCTGCATCGGCCGCAGCTTGGTTGGCGGCCCGTTGCTCTGCGGTGAGCGGCGCGGCCGGCACAGCGGGGCGCGCAGCAGGTGCGGCGGGCATTGCCGGCGACTCCTGATCCGCCAGTTGCTGCTGAGTCAGCGGCGGCTGCAGTGTGGGCGGTACCAGCGCACCCTGCGTTGCTCCCTGTCCAGCGATCGGCACCACCTCGAAGCGACCAGCAACCTCGCGGTGCGGACGCATCTCCTGCGACGGGTCTTTGCTGACGATCTCCTGCGCGGCACGTTGCGTGTAGGCTGGCACGTTCGTCACGGCAGTACCTGCCACTGGTTGCACGCTGCTGGCGGCCACCGTAGCTTCATTGGTGATCCGCGCCGCTTCACCATGACCGGGCTGCACACCAGCGTCAGGCGTGACGATACCGGACGGAACGGCAGGATCGAGAGCACGCATCGTCTGTACGACGCGCTGACGCATGTCGGCATCGAGACGCATCAACGCCTTGGTCTGTTCCCCGGCCGGAAGGATCGCAAGCTGTTCAGCCAGTGCGATCAGTGCAGGACCAGCGGGACGATCGGGCGTGACGATCTGTTGTGCGACAGGTGCGCCGTCAGTCGGTAATGCAAGAGGTTGTGCAGCTACCGGCTGCTCGGGCATGCCGACCATCGGTATCGCGCTGTCTGCCGGCACACGCGCCGCCTCTGCAGCAGCCGACCACTCAGACTTGAACGCATCGATTGCCGGTGCGAGCGTATCGATCGGTGCAGCCAGCGCAGCATCGGCGGCAGCAATAGCATCGTCAGTGGTCGGTGCGGCAGCGATGTCGTCGACGGTGGCATGCGGAGCCAGTGCACCAGCACCACCGCCCATGATCGTACCGCCGAGCGCGCCGACTGCAGCCGCGTTGATCCGCTCCTTGGCAGCTTCTGGCGTGTCCAGCGGCGAGCCTGCACCCCATTGCTCAAGACCTGTCTGTACCCACTCCTGCCCGCCTTCCATGACCGAACCGATACCGGCAGCAACACCAGCACGAGCAGCGCGACCGCCGATACCGGTCATGTCCTGTATCGCCTTGTTCCCGATCTTGATGCGGCCGGTAAGTGCGCCAAGTCCAAGCAGATCGGTAACGGTTTCCGTACCGGCAGCAAGACCTGCAGCACCCCACGCACGGATCAGATCGCTGCCGGTGATCGGCTTGCCGGTCTTCTTCGATTCTTCGAGGAGCCCGCCGTAGATGTCGCCGGCTTCCATGCCAAGATTCTGGCCGGTGAGCACGATGCCAGAGCCGAGTGCCGTCGATAGGTTACGGGCCGCATGTGCTGTAGCGGCCGGTAGCATTGCAGCAGCAGCGGCTTCGGCAGCCTCGCCGGCCAGCCCGCGCTTGGCGACTTAGGCAGCAACCAGCTTGTCGGCAGCCCTCGCGGCCGAGCCGGCGACCAGTGATCCCAATGTCATCTTTCCAGCCAGCGCGCCAATACCGCCAGTTGCTAAGGTCTGCAACCCCTGCCCGACGACATAACCTGCGCTGTCCTGAATCCAGTCAGCCATCTTGCCGGGGTTCGTACCAATCGCATCCCACGCATCGGTGAATTCGACAGTCGGTGCGTACTGCTCGTTGGCGGCATGTTTCTCAGCGTACTTGCTGCCGAAGTAACTCTTTGCCGCAGTGGATAGACCGCCCTCGCCGAAGAGCTTCTCGGCTGACATAGCAGCCAGTGCTCCGGTACCGTATGCAAGCTCGGGCACCTGCGCGAACGCACGGGTGAAGCCGCGCGATACGTCGCCTTGGTCGTTGGGTTTGGTGGTATCACCCCATTGCGGAAAGTCGCGACGAAGGATTGAAGTGATTTGCGCATCGTCCATATCATCAGGAAACGATGCTATTTGCCCATCGGGCAGGGTTACATCCTGAGCCATTTTTGGCCTCCGCGTTGCGGGTTAAAGGGTGTTGCTAGGTCTTACGCATTCTCGCATTAAACGCATCAATTTCCTCGCCACGTTTGCTTTGTTTTTCCATACGTTCGGCTGCGTCTGCGTCAGCTTTCGCCTTCCGAGCGGCACGGGCCTTTTCAACATTGTCGTAATCTTTGGCATCTGGAGCCTGCGGCTTCTCATCGATCATGCCTTGTTTTGCCGCAGGTGCGGCTGCCGGTGCGGGTTTAGGTTTGTCGCTTGCACCCTCGCGAACCAGCTTGCCATCGGAACCATATACCAGCTTACCGCCACCGGAAGTAGGTGCCGCACTATCTTTAATACCGGCACCAGCCAGTGCGGAACGATACCGCGCAGCTTCCGCGCGTGCGGCTACCAGTTGTCGGTCGATGACTGCGAGTTTCTCAGGCGACTGCATCTTGTCCGCTGCTTCTTTTTCCAGCGCCTTGATGTCTGCATTTACACCGTCTAATGCCTTCGACGTGGACGCACGAAGTTCGCGGGCATCATTGACCGATTGTCGACCTTCATCCCATTTCTGTTTGGCTTCAGCAAAAGTGAGTAACCGTTCCTCACGGGCATTCTGAATCTCGAACTGCATATCAGCCTTCTTCTCAGAGATTCGATTGCGCTCTTCGTCACGGTTTATTGTAGATGCTTCCTTCGGCGAGATATAACCCTGCTCGATGGCAGCCTGTTCGCGATCGGCGGCGGTGACCTTCGTATCGGGCGTAGCGTTAGCTTTGGTATATTCACCAAGAGCACTAAAGCCTTGTTGCTTGACCGCATCTGATATGAGTCCCTTGTCGGCGGCATCGTTGATGACCTTGGCTGACGAATCGGCTTGCGCACTCACGTCATCAGGAACAACCATTCGTTTTCTTGCAATAGCGGACGCACCCGAATTGACCGCTCGGGCAATAGCTTCGCGCTTGTCCTGCTCAATCTTCGACTTTAGTGCTTCCAGATCGGCAGTACCCTGCAAGTTGCGATCACGTTTTACTGCGTCGTCCTGCAAATCACGCTCGCGCTTGATCGAGTCGCCGATAAGACCGGCACCTGCGCCGGCCGCTGCTGCTACACCTGCTCCAATGTCCCAAGGCATGTTATGCTCCTTGCATGTGTTGTTGCATCTTCGCGGCGATCGCGGGGTCTTTCATTGCCTCTGAAGTCTTGCTGAGAATCTGGTCGAAGTTCCCGCCAGACCCCTTCATCACCGTTTCCGACATGGCACGTGTTGCTGTTTCCAGATCGGCAGCCGTACCTTCGATGCGACCAGTCTGCTTCATGTAGTCGAGAATCTCGGTCAGCAAGACACCGGTTGCCGGCCCGATCAGCGCCTTCGGCAACGTGCCGCGACTCTCGCGCATGAGCACACTCAACAGTTCAGCAGCGCCGGCACCTGCGGCTGCGGCAGGATTGTCAGACGATTGCAACCGCTTCTCGACTGCGCTGTTGGTTGTCTTGTCGTACAGAATCTTCTGTCCGGCAAGAATGATCCGTTGCAACGAGGCTTGCTGGTCGGCAGGCACCTTCTGCTCGAAGGCTGCACGGGTCTTTGCGATTACATCACCGCCGTCAGTAGCTGGTGCAGGTGCGGCAGAGCCGTCGTCAATAAGTCCCATGATCAAGCCCTCGTTTGAATAAAGCCAGCATACTGAGGACCGGCAGCAACTGGCCCCTTTGGTTTGTAAATCGGTGCGTTACGATTGACTGAGAAGCCACCTACAGTCGGTATCGCACTGGCATTGCTCTGCTGCGCCTGCATCTCGGCGGTACGTGCGTCATACAGATTGGCCGTCGAGTTACTGGCTCGCGCTTGCGCGTCCAGTGCCGCCGCTTTTTCAGACGACTGATACATGCCGGCTATGCCAGTCAGCGCGACCTGCGAAAGCTCTTTATTCTCCTTGCCGAACTTCAGAATCTTGTCGAATAGGTCCTCGCCTGTGTTGATGCCACTACCAGCAGCTTTAACGGCAGCGGCCGTTTTTTCAGGCGACGCGACGCGGCTCATCAACGAGGGTTCGCCTGTTGCCGCAGAAGCCGTGTCAAGCGCTGGATTGGTAGCAGCAGGTACACCTGTCGCCGCGTCAGCGGACAGTGGCGGCGCACCGGCAGCAGTGCCATCAACGGCGGTCATGGTCGGTTCGTTGATTAACCCACTGTCAACTTTCAATGAGTTGTACTGCGATATGCTGTCGGCGTTGACAGAAGGGGCAGCTTCAAGGTTCAGGCTACCTGCGTCGATCGGCGCACTACTGGCGCTCATATCGGCAACCTGACTGGATGTCATCCCATCGACCATTGTGGCGCTATCGGCCGCCGTTGCCGCAGAACTGATGTTGTTCGCCGTGGATGATGCGAAGGACTGATTGATCTCACCTGCCCACGATTTCATTCCCTCACCAAACATGCCACCCTGTGCCATCGTGCCGAAACCACCGACGAGGCCCATGACGCCACCGATCTTGGCGAGGTCGGAATTACCCGTCACCATACCAACGACGCTGACGACAGCACCGATAGCCGCGATCGTCTCGAAGGCTGTCGCCGCCGCAAAAAACGCAGTCACCGGTTCGTTGCGTTCACCAAACGCAGGACCGCCGAACGGATCACCTATCGGTGCATCAAGTGACCACGCTCGCGTCATTGCGCGCGACAGGTATGTTTTCTTAAACATGGTTCATCCTTTCGATCCGATAATAAATGTCGTTGGCGTCACGCCCCGACTCAACGAAACCCAACCGTACAACAAACTCCTGACTTGCCGTTCGCCATATAGGTACTCGTGTTACCGCATGCCCGTACCTAGCCATAACTCCACCGAGATGCTGCCGCAACAGACTGCGCGTGCCTTGCTCACCGTGCTTCCATGCTACGTGAATCTCGGCATCTCGCGTGAGTACAACTCCGATCAACACCCCGTCGCGAACAATCGCATGCCGCGTGAAACTTGACAGCGCCTGCAGATACTCTTCCTTCGTGCAAAACAAAAAGCCCGACACCTGCGACCAGAGCAGGTCGTCCATCACGCAACAACAGCCGGCGCACCGCTGAAGTTGAGCAACTCGCCGAGATTCATGTTGCCGATCGCACCGGCAATCTCGAAACCCTGCTTCATCAGGTAGAACTGGTTGTCCACCGCAGCCTGCTTTGCTGCCAGTGTCATGTCCTTATTCGCCTGAATGTCCGAAATATTTTTTACAGTTTGCTTGTACATCTCGCTGGCTGTCGCCGAGTTCTGCATGGTCGTCTTGTAGTCAGCTTCGATCGTGGCAAGCTGTGTCTTCATTGCCGCGTCCATGTTTGACTTCATCGCATCGACAGTTGCTGACAGGTTCTTACCTGTCATATCGTTGATACCAGCCGTGTTGGTCTTTAACGCCTCGTTCTGGTACGCGAGGTTCTGCTTGGCGTTCGTGTCATAGACCGACGCATCGGCTTGTGCGATTGGTAGCGCAGCCGCGTATGCTGCTTGGTCACTGGCGGTCACCGCGAGAGATGAGTTGAGCAGGCCGCGCGAGTTCATTTGCTGGTTCGCACTGGTGCGTGCCATCTGCATGTAGGGTGAGTCGGTTTCGATCAGACCTTTCATCTGACCAGCGACAGTCTCTTGCGCCGGATCGACGGTACGCTGTGCCGACCCATACGTGGCAGCCTGACCGACAGGCGGGGTGACAGCAGGAAACGTCGTGCCGTCCGTATTGGCGACCGTGCCGGGTACCGCCGTGGCGGGGGTAACGAGTGGTGTGTCAATCAGACCGTTTTGGATGCTCATTTGTCAGTCTCCTATTAGCGGCAGTGTCCGCCCGACTGGAACGGATCAAGCAGGTTCTTGCACAACCATACAGCCACGTGCGTGCGCCAATTCGACTCGCCGTACTTGTAGCGATTGAGCCTCTGCGTGAACATGTATTCTTCCGGCAAGTCCATGAAGATAAAGGTAGCGACGATGACGTTGAACAGCACGTCGAGCAGCACGGCCAGTATAGCAACCGGGGCGAGCAGAACGCGCGGCAGCAGACTGAGTGACGGCCATGCGGCCTTCGCCGCCATCGTCACAACGAACAGCAGGTAGAAGGCATAGGTGTAGAGCGCGAGGTAAATCACAGCTTGCCCCTCAACACCTTGGTCTGCTCGTTGAAGTCCCACATCTTCTTGAAGCCGGGGGAGAACGCGGGGTCGTTGGCGTCGAGCAGTTGCGTGACGGTCAGGCCGAGCGTTGCGGCTTGCTGAAGGGTGACTGTGATCAGGAACTCACGGGTCACACGGGGGAGCAGGTTCGCTTGTTCCAGCGCCGTCAGTTCGGCAAGTGCCTTGGCTTTGTTCTGTGCGTCAATCTGCTCCTGCGACTTCGGCGTGATGACGATGTATGGAGCTTCGTTAATCTCCTGCGTGTATTCGATCTCGTCGTTGCCGCGAACAGGATCAGGGATTTCCTCGTACAGTTCGGGAGGAACTTTAGTGTGCTGCGTTCCTTGCTCGTCTTTGTAGGGAGCGTAGGGGTTGCAGCGGAGTTGCGTTGCTTTCCAGATGAACATGATTTACCTCGCTGGTGATGGGCTGACATTACTTCCTCCACTCGGCATCTCTGCGAATGCGGCGAAGATGATGGTGTTGCCGGAACCATTAACACCCGCCTGAGTGCCGCGAATCTTGAACCCGGATGCCGTTATATCTAACTGATCCAGTCCGGGGCTTGTGGTTTCTGCTTGCGATGAGTTCGCCAGCAAGTAATCAATCACCATGTTGTAGGTGTCGCGCACGGTATCCCACAAATACCAGTTATCGACGGCAGCAGTGTTCTTAATCAGCACATACTTCGGCCTGAACCCGCAATACACAAACGGACCATCAGCAGAGCCATTCCCCACATACGAACCGAACTTGCTGTAGCCGGGGATTTCTGCAAAGCAGTAGGCTACGCAGTTATCTCCGTTGGTCAGCCCCCACGATGGGCTATTCATGCCAAAAGTGGTCGCTCCGGGTATCCCTGTGAAATAGCCAGCGGCCTGCGCTGCTGTGGAGTTCAATATTAGGCGATTACCTGAAGTAAGTGAGGCATGCCAAACGTCGTGGTTGATGCCGCCAGTAGTACGGTCAAATATGATTATCAGTTTGGCAGTCGCCCCAAGTCCGTGACCAACTGTGAAATTTCCGGCAGAGGTATATTGGAAGGCAACAATCGAGAATCCCGCTGTCTGATTCGCGCTGACGGTGCTGGTAATGCTGCCATCCGTGTTGCTTACTCCGGCTCCGTTGGCTTTCCAGTTCCACGCAACGTACGTTCTACCGTTGAAGTAGAGTTCCCCTGCGTTGTAGTTCAGATCAGTAATCATAAAACCATCTGAGGTAACCGCAAACGTAATATTTGCATCTACGGCGTATTCAGCAACAGTGCTATTCGATGATAACGCCTTAGAAGTACCGGCCCCACCAAATCCACGTACAGCATCTTGCAGGTAATGCGATTCGGCGTTATTCCGGTTCTTGATCCACACAAGGTCAGGCTGAAACTGAAGTCCTGACATTGTTTTACCACCTGCCGTATCTGCCGTGTAAAGCAGAGGATCAAAATGCTTCCGTGGATTCGTTATAGCCACCGCAGGAAGGTTCGCGGTGCAGAGGGCTTTGAATCCTGTGGGGGGTGTGTAGGTGAAGGGGCGCTGGCCTGCGTTAAATCCTATATTACTGTTGTAACCCCCGACGTGCGGAACCATTTGGGTTCCGGCAGAGAATGTGTACGTTGGTGTGATTCCAGCAGCAGGATCGCCGCCACCTATCCAACTTCCAGCACAACCTAACCACAACTTCCCTGCATCAAAATCTATAGCCACCATAGTTGGCGTGGTGACGCTGAATGACCCCACGATGTTTTGCGTAGTACTTCCGTTGTTGTACGCGAAGGCGATCGTTATGTTAATCACAACCCCGTAGCTTGTAGCAATAGACCCTGGGTATTCACTGTTAGCAAGATTTGTCATCCCGCGAAAACCAAGTGCTACATAAGTTGATGCTGTTGTCACAGCGCCAGCACCTTCTGCGTAGAACTTTCCTGTGCTAATCGCAAGAGTTCCAATCCGACTAACCCATGCGGATGAGCCACTGGTTGCCGTCAAATTTGCGTCGCTTAAAGTGGCATCACCAAGTGCAATCGGATTCAACGTCGCATAGTTATTCGTCGGCGTATCCACCATGCTGTCATACGTCACGCCTGCCGTTACGCTGATGTTGTTCGTCGTCCAGTAGTTGCCGTTCCCGGATACGTCCTTGCCAAGTCCTGCGTTGCTGCCTGCGGTTAGTGCGGCGTCTTTGAAATCGAGCTTGCTGCCTTGCGTTCCGTAGGCAGAGGATGCTCCGCTAAACACCCACACTCCGTTGCTATCGGTGCCGCCGAAACTAGCAGGAGTTGGTTGCGCTCCTGACCATGTTCCGAGATGGAAGTGCGACAAGTGTCCATCGAAGTAGCTGTTCGCCGCCGTGGGATTCTTCCCGATAACTGCTGCTGCTGTGTTCAACGTAGTCTTTGCAGTGCCAGCCGTGATTGCGCTCCGCGTGTTTGTGTCCCACGCCGTAATTTCCGCAAACCCGTTGTCAATGTAATAGACGCGCAACTTGAGGTCATTCGTTCCGTTGGACGCATCAAAGACAACAAGGAACGCTCCCCATGCAGCAGGGTCACGGAATACTCGCGTTGAGATGAGCCGGTTGGTTCCGGCAATATCCACGCATATCTTGTCGGACGAATTGAAGTAGACGGCATCAGCAGAAGCGGTATCAGAGCCGAATAGGTACTGAGTCGCGCCGAGAGTGGAACGCTTCTCTGGTATCAGAACCCACCACTTATCCCTGTCGCCACCAGCGCCAAACGTCCTGCTGAAATACGCACTCGCCGCCGCACGAAGGCGAACGGAGTTGGTGATTTGGTAGCCACCACCAGAATGGGCAGGAGGCGGGAATATCACGCGAAGTCTCCTGCCGCAACCACCAGCACGTTCGTGCCGTCCGGCGACCAGTACGACAACCAATACTCCCCGGTGGCGCTGACAGTTGCCAACAGCGATGACGTAACCTTACTGGTCGCTGCCGCTGCGATAGCGTAGTTGCTACCATTCACCAGATAGATCGAACCGCGCTGGCCTTGCGTGATATTGGTGAACGTCAGGGTGAATCCAGCAGACGGTGTGCAGAGGAAATCAAGGCCGGCATTCATGTCGAAGCTGCCGTCGTTGTCCGTTACCGGAGTGGCGCGCGGCGAGCCTGTCCAACTCTGGTCCGCGCTGATCATCGCTACAGTAGCACCCTCAACTGCCATCACACCAGCCGACACGCGAGTCAGGGTTGTGTCAGAGGCGTGACCAAGTTCAATCGACGCAGCAGCAAATGCTTGCGACACAGACCCGGCCAGAGCGGCATAAATCGTATCGAAATACGTCTTCAGAAACGCTTTCAGATTTGCCAGCGACAGTTTCTTCGTGACCGTTGCATCAACCACCGGCATCAGGTCAGCATCGTTCGGTGTTGCCGCTGTTGCAGCAGACAGTACCGCCAGATTCGTGTAGTCCGTACCGACGGCAGCAACGGTCGGAATACCGGTCGTGCTCATCTTCAGCAGGCCATCGCCGCCGACAGATGCCATTGCCGTGCCAGATGCGTTGATGTACGTGACCTCGTAAGCATTGCCAGTCAGCGCCGGCAACTTGTCGAACCCGGCACCGATCGCGGCAAATTCAGCCCGCACGTTTGGCGATACGATAGAACTGCTTTGCGCAGGCGTGCCGCTTGCGTTGAAGAAATCGTTTGACATTATCGTATCCCTCGTCTCGGGGTGTAGTGGATGAGTAGACTGTTAATTGTGAATTGGCCGGTGTAGTCGTTGTTACTGGCAAACGTCATTGCGATATTCTCGGCAGTGCCCATGAGTTCGATCTCGCTCGGGCTTAACGTGCGACCGTCCCACACAAGCCCGCTGTCCCACAGCAACCCGGTGTCCCAACTGCTGACTGTGAAATCAGATGCGTAGCTCGCGGTAGCTTGCGGTGCGATACTGGTATCACCGTAGCCAAGCGAGTAACTCACCGTAATTGGCGCGTAGGTCGAACCTGAAATTTCAGCCGACGCCTTGCGGAATCGCTTGAGCATACGCGGACCACGGATCACGTCATAGTTCAACGTGATGTACGAATTGATCGCCACACCATCAAAGCTGGTGCCTACGTCAAGCTGATGCACATAGCCGTCGTTCGACCCGAAGTATGTTACCTCATTGCCGCTGCTGTCTTCGCCTTCCCACACACAGAACACGGGGTCGGGGAAATAGATAGGCAACGAACCGATGAATTTGTCGTTAATGATAGTGGCATACAGCCCGTAGCCGTTGGAGAAGAACAGACGGTACTGGCTGCGCTCACGATTGGCGCAGCACGCCTGACCGAACTGACGGTTGCTGACGATGAACGGACGGATGTTTGCAGACAGCGACGCCTGATCAAAATTGCCGTAAGCCAGTGTGGCGTTGAGCCCCATGATGCCGCGATCGTCCAGCGAATAAACACCGGCCATGTTGGCGGCCGTGTAGTCCAGTGCGCCGACGCCATTGTTGTACGTGACAAGGTTGAAATCCGCTGTCGATGAGCCGTACAAGATGAGCGTCTTGTTACGGGTCTGCACCAGCAATGCCCCGCCACTCTGTGAGCCGGGCAACAGGATCAGATTGGTAATTCGTTCGCTGGCTGATATTTCGGCCGCACCAAGAATTGCCGTCCATCCGAACGGAGCGCCGATGGCGCTGACTTGCAGACTGGCAACGAACGACAGGATCAGATGGTTCTTGAACACGGCGATATGCTTCGGTGCATCGCTCGGCATTCCCGTCGTGATAGGAGCCAGAATGTCTCCGTCGAACTCGAAGGCTTTGTTGATCCCATCGCATCCATAGATACGGGTCTGTCCGGCAGCACCGCCGAAGTTACCAGACACAAACTCGAAGTGTCCATCCGGTGCAAGCTCGATCGCCGTCTGCACGCCAGACAGCGTAACCGTGGCACCACCAGAAAGCGTCGCAGCGCCTGCTGCGAAGTTTCCACCACCACCAGACGGTGTGGTGATGACGAACGTGCCTGCGGCCGTTCCTGACCACGCGCCTGACTGTTTGCACACCCGCTTGACGGTAGCGGTCACCGCGCCCTGCGTGAGCGTCTCGCCATCGACAGGTGTAGCTGTGCCACCGACCGTAAAACTGACCGTCTTGTAGAGCGGCACAGCAACCCATCCGGCCGCGCTCGACTTCCAGATATCAACGGCCGTGCCACCCGCATTGTTACGGAATGCATAGACGTTGCTGCCGTACTGCACAACACCACGCACCGGACCCGAGCCAGTCGGGCGGGAGATTGCAGCACGATATGTATTGGCAGCCAACGCGCTGTATGCAGCGGCAAGCGATGCCGTTCCGCTCTGACCGATCGTGCTGTTGCACACCGCAACCACAGACACGCCGACACGCAAGTTCTCGCCGTTCGTGAAACCACCGGTCGTTGCGGTCAGCACAAGCTGTCCAGTCGGTGTTGCAATCAGTACGCCAGTTGTTCCAGAGGTCTGACCGTTGATCGTGTCGCCAAGCGATACAGCAGCGGACATCGTCACACCAAGAATCATATAGACGGCAGTGGATGGCGAGGTGTGACCGTCAAAACGCTCGTAGCCGGCAATGCGGGTGTAACCACCTGTGACGTTGCACTCATAATTCAGTGCATCGCGGGCGACACCGGGTTTCAAGGACAGCGTAGGCGTGACAAGATCAAGACCGCCCTTGAGGGCGATCATCTCGTACATCACGCGAGGCATGTCCATTGGCTTCATGCCAGCGGCCCCCCCATCTGGATCATCGGCAACTGATTGACTTCGAGCTTGTCAAGGACGATGCCGTATTCGTTCATGCCACGGTTGTACGCTTCGCCGGCAGCCTCATAGCCACCGTAGAACATGAGCGCACGCCACACAATACCCATATGGAACGTCGCGGGCATGTCGGGCTCTTCTGTGTCGCTTGCCATCTCGATCGGTTTTTTGTAGTAGTCGTTCGTCACGGTATGGTCGCCGTTCGGTACAGGTCCGAAGGACAACGTGTTGTCTGGATTTATCGTGAAGACCAGCGGGCGGGACTGCGCGTACCGCAGCGCACCGTACAGGTAGGAATTGCGAAAGTCGTCGTACTCGACGAAGTTCATAAATATTTCTGTGATCAGACCCTGCGATGTCACGTAGTTCCGTGCCGCATCGAGTGTCCATGTTGCAACGTCATTTGCCACTGCCGTGTAAGTACCAGACTGACCGGCGACAGTGACGATGGTTGCCGACTTGCGCATCCACCGCCACGTCGTATGGGCTGACTGGATGTCGAGCCACGCCTGCTGAATCCAGTTGACTACCCGCCCCAACTCGCCCGTTTGATTAACGGTCGTTGTCATAGGCTGTGCCGTGATACCAGCTTCAGCGATAAGCCTATTGCATAATTGGAGCAGAGTCATGGTATCAGCCCTCGGCCATCAATCGATTGAGCCACTCGATGCCGCGCTGCGTGTCTTCCAGAACCGAGAACGGAAACTGCGAAGAGGTCGTGCGGATCACTTCGTTCTGCGGGTTGAGCGACTCTTCGGCCGACTCGTGTTTGGTCTGTACGCTCATCGGCTTC